TATATTAGCTACTTGAGCCATAAGAACTATGCCCGTGTATCCCGAAGGAGCAGTATAAATGGTAGCGTTTGTAGTAGCTAGATTTGCTGTAACATTTTTAAATACGTTTAAATTAGCCATTAATTAATTCCTTATCGTATTCTTTCATAATTTTAATAGCCCAGTCAAAAGCATTATTAACTTCTTGGATATCATCTTTACTTATTTTTAATAATATCTTTTTCTTTAGTTCTTCTGGATTATCAAATTCTAAACTACTATGAGGAGCTTTGATAATTTTTTTAATCATAGAACCTCCAGACAAATCTCCCATATACCAAGTATATAAATGGGCTATGACTTTACCGACAGATAAATCCATTATATAATCGAAATATTCACTAGTAGTTTTTTTAATCTCTGGAGGGTTTCCGTATTTATTTGAATTTTCATAATCATTCATTAATAATGAATATCTTTCTATTCCTGGAAGATCTTTTAGAACACCTTCCTCTTTAGCTTTATTCTCTATGGCTTTATACCAAACAGCTTTGTTGTAGATAAAATCTGCCCACATCTCTTCTGACATTTTATTCTGAAACACTGTTTGCATAAAAAGAGTGTTTTCTGCTTCTTTGTGTTTTTCTTTAATAAGATCTTTCATAATAATTAACTCTCTAGAGCAAGAATATAAGGCGTCATAAGACCAAATAAACTTTTTTGAAAAGTTGTTCCTTCAATAGAAGAAGTAGGACCGCTGATAGTTAAACTACTACCAATATTAAAGTTACCAAACTGATCAGTAGAAGTATAATTCACAACTCCACCATTACCAGAAAGGACTTGAGTTGTTGTATTAGAAATACCACCAGCAAAAGGAGAAGCGTTTGATATGTTAGTTCCTGTTCCACAATACTCAAATGTATGTCCTGAAGCAGTAATTTGACTTCTTTGAAATATAGAAAAAGCAGTGTTATCCGCTATAGTGTTTGTGATTGTTTCAAGAATAGAAATTGTGCTAGTATTTGAAGTAACAGGTGCTGTGTTAACGATAGTATAAAAATTAGGATCTGACCCGAATTTTATAGTTCCATTAATAATTGGAGTACCATTAGCAATATTTTTTAACGCAAAGGTGCTACCGGATTGAGCTCCATTCAAATTACCAGAATTTAAAGCGGCACTAGTTCCGTTAGCCAACAAACCCCAGTTACCAAAAGTCGTATCTGAACAATTTAAAGAACAAAAACCCCCGGATTCGCATTGAACAGATACATTACAACAGATCGTGTAAATGTTAACTAGCTGAGAATATCCTTGATTACTGATATAAACGCCTATCCCATTTTGATTAATAATGGTGTAAAGACCTGCAATTATAGATCGGTTTCCCGTCGCCTTCGAACCATCAATTCTTAGACCAATACCATTAGTAGTTAACGAAGTACAATTAAGAATATACGGACTTCTAGTAATAGCTCCTGCACCAGCTGATGGAAAAGCAAAAGCTGCAGCTGGCGAGGTGTAATCTCTAACCGTAATTTCTCTTATATAAGAACCATTATTTACCCAGAATACATCGCTAGTGGCATTCTGAGCAATAATGTTAACGCCTCTTAAAGAACTACCAACAACAGCAACCCCAGCAGGAACAGTTAAAGGATTATTCTCTGTATAATCGCCGTTATCAATAAACACTGTAGTTCCGCTAGTAGCTACGGCCAAAGCGGCTTTGACTGTAAGAAATGGTTTATTGTTAGTTCCGCTATTTGTGTCAGAACCAGCTTTTGATACAAAAAGTTCGTTAGTTGAGGGATAAGTTTCCCAGTTAATTGCAGTTCCGTTAGATACTAGTATCTGACCAACTGTTCCTAAAGAACCGCCAGCTCTTAAAGCGTATGTTGTTAAAGTATTAGAAACGTTAACGTTTACATTATTAGCACCAATAGCTATTACAGCAGAACCATTAGAGGAATATAAAATTCCATCCGCCATATTAAGAGCAAGTTCACCCGCTGAAATATATTGAGAATTTGTGGCGTATGAACCAGTGGTGTTAGGTGTTCGACCGGCTGTAGACGTACGTTTTACTTGAACTCTGTTGTTTGCCATATGGCTTCCTCATACAGTTCGGTATATACCGAAGTTTTAAAAAGTATCAGAAGTATTTACTTCTTTTTTTATGATCTTTTTGTTTTGTTTTTCTAGCTGTGCCTCTAATTGTTGTATTCTCGCCGTAAGATTTACATTTATAGATTCTGTATATTTTAACCTAGTTTCGAGGAGGATGCGAGATTTAGCACCCTCCGACACTTCATTTAATAATCTTTCAATATAGATATTGACAATTTCAGCATCCATAGTATAATTACCTTTGTAAAGATGATACGATTAGAACGTTCCACCATCCAAATAGTCGTAAACAATAGCTGTTCCGTTTGTCTGTAGAACGTATCCACCAGTAGTATTTAGAGCTAGACCAGTAATACCACCAGTAGAATTCGCGAACAGTAGATCATTATTTGCTCTTCCAGAAAGAGATATAACATTAGCAGAAATATTTACGTTGACAGTAGAATTAGCAGTAACATAAACAGAAGTTGCATTCGTTACAAGACCGCCAGAAGTTAGATAGGTAACGAGAGTAGCAGTAGTATAACCTACAGCAGCAGTGTTAATAACATTGTTACCTGAAAGCTCTTGAGTTGAGTTAGCAAATAGTTTCCAGATACCATCAGTAGCATCACGGAAGAAACCAGTATGTCTCTGAGTAGAACCGTCATAATAGTTAGCAGAGAAACCGATATCAACCAAGTCGCTAGTATAGTTATTACCAGCAAGATAGATCATAGGATCGGAGATAATAACTGACTGAACGTTTTGAGTAACAAGGTTACCAGTTATGATAAGATCGCCGCCAACATTAAGGTTACTATCAAAATAACCTACTACTGAGTGAACATTAGAAGCATGAATTTCATTCCAACGAAGAGCATTAGTACCGATATTATAGCTGACATTGGCGTCCGGTATTAGACCATTAGAGAAAGATCCAAAAGTATTGATCTTATCAGCTGAAGCATCACCGAGATTAGTGTTACCGGTAACTGTAAGGAGAGTAGTTACTACATTAGCGAATGTGACATTACTAGTTGTTGCTACCGGTTGGCCGATAAAGATACCAGTAGAGTTAGCAACAACACCAGTATTAGCAAGAACACTTACAGTAACTGCAGCTGTTTCGGAACCGCTTCCAGCAACCACCATACCATTGCCGGCAGCAACAGTAGCAACGTAATTACCAGAAGTGTTTGTTCCAAGAGCAACGTCTCCAGTAAGCTGAGAAGTAGCAATTGAGAAAGTTGCAGAATTAACGAACACACCAGAAGCATTAGAAATAACTTGAGAGTTACCAGCAAGAACATTAATACCAGCAGCAGTAACAGAAATACCATTTGCGCCGACAGCAGTCAGAGTTCTAGTAGCAGCAATGGTGCCACCACCAGTAAGACCATTGCCTGCTGTAATAGATACAGCAGTATGATCTACGTGTCTATTAGCGTCATAATTTGATAAGCTGTTGTGATCTATCTTAGTTTGGTCGACCCAAACACCAGTAGTATTAGATACTAGCTGGTTGTTACCAGCAAGAACATTAATACCAGCAGCAGTAACAGAAATACCATTTGCTGCTGCAGCGAAAACACCAGATGAATTTGACACGATGCCGTTGTTGGCAAGAACACTAAGAGCAACATCTCCTGATGTTCCACCACCAGTAAGACCATTGTTTGCTACGATACTAGAAATATCACCAACATCATCTGACCAATAAATACTAGATCCATTACTACGGAGAACTTGGTTCGCTGTACCTAAAGATCCATTAGCAGAAAACCCTACACCAGAACCAACTGTTACTCTAGTAGTATTTGCAATAAAGTTGGAACCAACTCTAATAATATCTCCGTTAACAACTCCAGATGTAAATACTCCAGAATTATTTGCAATAACCCATGCGCCTACGCTCAATACAGAAGCATTTACCGTAGAAGTGGCAAAAACGTTAGCAGTTGTTAATGTTGTTCCTGTTAGCGTAGAATATACAGAATCATTACCAGCTGCTAGATCTCCAGTATTAATTCTTCCGGCAACACCTACACCACCGGCAACTTTCAGAGCACCAGTAGTTGTATTAGAGCTAGTTGTGGTGCCAGAAACAACAAGATTTCCGGAAGTTAATGTATCTGTAGTTTTATTAAAAGTTAAACCAGAATCGCCAGCAAGATTACCACCATCATTAAACTGAACTTGGGTATCAGAACCTGCGACGACAGGAGAAGGAGTCTTCCAATAAACGCCTGTACTATTAGAAGTAAGAACATCACCAGCAGATCCAGCAGCTCCGTTAGCCCAAACAACAGTAGGAACAAGATTAGCTACAATGACCTTATCGATACCAGAAGTAGCATTTGCAACAAGAGCTTGGTTAGCAGTAAGAATTCCAGGGTTTCTAACTCCAGCTATAGGAACAACTGTACCACCATCAGTAGAACCAATGAAAAGGACGCCAGAACCTCCAGTAACGTTAGAAAACGCTAGTTCACCTGCTTGTAACGAAGATGGAGTAGCCGTAGATGGGCTTCTTTTAATTTGAATTCTATTATTGGCCATTTAAATTTGCTCCTGTTGGAATCTTTTTTCTTATTTATAAAAAATAGTTTTAGAAGGTTCCGCCGTCTAAATCGCCAGTAACATTGTTTAAATCAAGTTTTTGAACCACATATTTGTCTGTTGCGGCATCATAAACCGGAACTGCGCCGGAAACTTCACCAGTGGCTACTACATCATTTAGATTGTCTAATCTTGTTGTAGCAGTTATAGAAGGCTTTAAAGTGACAGGGTTTCTATTAGTGCTTACGCTTCCACCTGTAGCATTCGCCGAAATCTGTATATTTTTCTTTCTACCTACTACAACGTTAATTGTGCTCATTTCGTAACCTGTGGAGTAACCGTTACTATGCCTTCTACTATTCTAGAAATAACACCATTATTGTCTAGTTCCACGTCATATACATATCTACCAGCCACTAGATTGCTTGTTTGATTAGCTGTCAAAGACAACTGTAATTCGCCTGAAGAAGCATTAATTGATGTTGTAAAAGTAGCTGCAGGCGTGGAAGATGTATACCATTTTCTGATCTGGGAATTAGCAGTATATCCATTCAGATCTATAACATCTCCGTTTTCGTCTGTCAAGTCTAAAACTATGGAATAAGTAGAACCTTGATCTATAACTAGATTTGATTTCGTTGCCATTAGACTACCGTTCTAGTATATTTTACTGTTGTCGCAGTTAATGATGGTGTAAATTGTAATATAACATGAGTTGTATTTTGTGTTGCGGAAAACACACCAACAGAATTATTAGAAGTTATTGCTGCATATTCTGTTATATCAGCATTTGTACCATCATGTACGACTAAAACTTTAGTAGTGTATTTATTATTAGCAGAATTATCAGAAACGTTGATAAGATATTCTGCGCCCGCAAAACCAGCTTTAGTAAAACTATCAATATTTTGCGCACTAGTGCCACTAGTAGTTACTGAACTATTAGAAACGTTTACTAGAGACTGAATATAAGCTGCGTTAGCGAATACGCCAGAAGAATTAGATACAATTCCAGTATTTCCAAAAACATTAATACCAGCGGCAGTAACTAAGATACCATTGGCCCCTACGACTGTCAGAGTTCTAGTAGCCGCAATAGTTCCTCCACCAGTTAAACCATTACCTGCTGTTATAGAAACTGCAGTATGGTCAACATGTCTGTTGGCGTCATAATTTGCTAGACTATTATGATCTATTGTGCCCTGTGTTGCCGTTCGAACTGTACCATAAACATCAGTAGATGAAACGTTTGTCGCCGTTATAGTCGTAGCTGTAATATTATTAGTAAATAAAGTAGACCATCTTAACCCAGTAGTTCCTAGAGAATAAGAATTGTTAGAAGAAGGAGTTATTCCTACATTAGACTGCCAAGTGTTTGAAGAACTATGATAATACCATCCAATACCAGCAGTATCTACTGTCAATCCTGCTCCGTCGGCAAGAGCAGCAGTTCCAACGCCTTTAGCTACCGTAATGTTAAGATCTTTAACATCAAGAGTTTGAGTATTTACTGATACTGTTGTACCAGAAACTATCAAGTTACCAGTAATAGTTACATTATTCGAAACTTGAACAGCGCCTGTGAAAGTAGCTCCAGCTAGTGTAGCATAATTTGCTAAATTGGCAGACAATTGAGCGTTAGAAACAACATTTGCAGCAGATACAGAACCCACGAATGATGTATTATTAGCAGTTTTACTATAGAATGTAGAATTGACAGTGGCCGATACTGAACTATTTCCTAACCAAATAGAAGTAGAGTCTAAGTAAACGCCATTAGCTACTGTATTAAAACCGCCACCAGTTCTAATAATACTAGAGTTCACTGTACCAGTAGTATAAACCCCAGAAGAATTAGCAATAGTAACAGAGTTAATATTCAAACCAGCAGAAGTAATAATAGTATTGATTGTATTGTTACCAATAAACATAGTGGTGGTGTTCTGAACTGAACCACCAGTTCCTGTGGTAACGTTACCTGTTCTATAAGAAGCAGCATTAACAAGACCAGTGTGATATACACCAATAGAGTTAGCAACAAAATCTGAACCTACTGTATGATTAGCAGCATTTACAGTAAGTAATGCATTGACATTATTTGATGTTGTATTACCTACATTATCTAATACAACAGCGTAAAGACCCCATCTATTTGATGTGTTACCAAGGGAAAAACTATTACTTGGAGGAATGATATCTCCAGCGGCATTACCGACATAAGTTAATGAACCATTAACTGTTAAATTACCACGAACGAATAGGTCTCCAGTAACATTTGCCCAGTTACCAGAAATAGTAGAGTTACCAGAGATATTCGCAACGCTATTAACAAATAGAGTGTTAGTGTTTGTTTGACCTCTTACATTAATAGCAGCAGTATTTACCAAAGTTCCTACATTAACGAAAGAGCCTGTGATATTAACATTAGAACTGATAACAGTGTTTGTGCCCGCTAATGTGGTATTACCAGATAATGAAAAAGAACCACTAGTGTTTACTGTTCCAGTAGGAGCATGGGCCCATGCAAGAGTGCCGGCATTAATATTGGTAGCGTTCAAATAATACGATGCTAACTGACCGTTTAAATAAGTTGAATTGTTAGCTGTTAATGCATTATTAACATTAAGATTTATTTCGAGCTTACCATAAGGACCGATAGTATTACCTATTAAGGTTGTTCCAGCAAAGTAAGATACTGCATTAACAACAGTAGAATTAGCAGTAAAGGCAGTTCCTACCTGATGAACAGCTGCGTTAATAATACCAGTAGTATTAGCAACAAATAAACCAGCACTGTTAGCAATTATATTCGAAGAAGCTATATTAGCTGAAGTAGTAACAAATAGAGTAGCAGTGTTTGTTTGACCAACAATATTTACCGCTGCAGCGGCAACAAGGGTAGAATTAGCAGTGAAAGAAGTTCCTACCTGATGCACTGCAGCATTAATTACGCCGCTAGTGTTAGCAACAAATAAACCAGAGGTATTAGCTATCACATTTGAAGAGGCAATATTTGCGCTAGTAGTAACGAACAGACTAGATGTATTGGTCTGCCCAACAATATTTACTGCTGCAGCATTAACTAATGTAGAATTGGCGGTAAATGCAGTTCCTACTTGATGAACAGCTGCGTTAACAATACCAGTAGTATTAGCAACAAATAAACCAGAAGTATTAGCTACCACATTTGAAGAGGCAATATTTGCGCTAGTAGTAACGAACAGAGTAGCAGTGTTTGTTTGACCAATAATGTTTATAGCGGCTGTGTTTACTAATGTAGAATTGGCAGTAAAAGAAGTTCCAACCTGATGAACAGCTGCATTAACTACACCGCTAGTGTTAGTAACAAAAGCGCCAGAAGAATTTACAACTATTCCATTAGCATTTAGAGATATATCATTTGCAGTAAATACACCAGCCCCAGTAGACAATATTGTAGAATTGACTGTCGTATTACCCATAATCAGCGAATTATAGGTCAAAGTAGAATTTATAGAATTATTAGATAGTTTTAATAAAGATGCGTTTGATACGCTATTCACAATATCGTTTGCTTGAATAATGATATTGTTTTGAGAGATTCTATTGTTTGCAGTAGAGTCGCCAATTAAAAATAATGTAGTATTTACTGTAACGTTCGAACCTATAAAAACATTTCTTGTGTATAAACTGTTATTTGTAAGAGTAGTATTACTAGTAACATTACCAACAGATATACTGGTTGTGTTTATTATAACAAAACTACTAGTAATGGCGCTATTAACTTCTGTCGCTGTATTAACGTATATAGAATCTTTGACTGTAACTCTAGAATTAGAAGTAAATTGATTTGCAAAAAAAGTGCCAGTTATTGTGGTATTACCAGTTGCTACAGAATTGCCTATAAGACTTGATGGAGCAAGAGATCCGTCAGTAGTCAAAACAACCTTACTCATGGTCCAAGCAAGTTCGTTTGTTCTATTTCTCCAATAGTCAAAAGTTTGCGTTATTTCTGTATTCGCGATAGTTACAGCCATTTAAATTTTCTCTACAATTGATTTTAGAATGTTTTTGATCTCATTAATATCATTATCAATCTGTTCTATTTTTTTCTTATATTGAACAAATTCTTCATTTGCTCTTTTTCTTTTCTTATACGCCTCTAGAGCGGAATTGTCAACATTCAACACCGCTCTAGTTTCAACATCGCGATAAAGACCCTCTACATCGGTTTTCTTTAAACTCATTTTTCTTACTTCTGTAAAGCTATGGTTCTTAGGTCAGTGACCCTAGGAACACGGGCAGAGTTAGATGCAAATAACCCAATTTTGATAGCATACTGTTTAAAAGTAGAATAAGTAACACCATCAGAAAGATATTCAAAAATTCCATTATTCATATATGCGTCAGGTATACTATAAAGTAAATCAATAAAATCACCTTTATTTATTGTCGAAGAATTAAAATTATCGTTATAAACCAATTCTATCCATTGTTTCTGTGATAGAGTTTCGCTATCCTCACCATTTTTTAATTTAACCCAAACTTTGACATCAGTATCAACAGGCTTATAAACAGTTAAATAAACATTTAAGTCTTCGGCGTCTTGACCGTTGGCTAAAGTTATATTCTTACTAATGTATTTATTAATAAGATTTCCGCCAGCTACTCCGGATTCAGAAGTCTGAATAGGACCAATAGTAGCAGTCATAAACTTATCACCACCTGAAGAATTTGCTACTGTTATGGTTTCACCATAAGTAAAAATACTACCAGTGTTTGATAATAGATATTCATCATCTATAATAGAAATTACTGAAGCATTAACTGCAGTGTCAGTAGCAGAAATTATCATATCATTAACTTGAATAGTATATGTCAAAGTATGAATTTCACCACCAATAGCTCCACGTGTGTCTACAATATCAATACTAGAACCACCTAGAGTATTAGCTAGTTGAATAGCGGTTGTATTAGCTAAAGATACGTAATAATATGTATTACCCGTTAGAGGAGAAATTGGTGTATTTCCAGAAGGAACACTATAATAAACTTTGTCTCCTACTGTATAGAAGGAATTCGCGCTGCTTATTAATAGAGTATCATCTGTATTACTAAATCCTGCAGTATTAGCTAATATATTCTTTGGTGAAATATTAAGTATATTATGAATCATTAATGCATTAGTAGATGGATCGCTATTATTTACAATATTGTGCACATAAACAGCATGTCCTCTAGAAAGATCAATAACAGGAGAAAGATATTCCGTATCTGTTCTTAAAGATGCTCTCAAGCTAGCACTAGAGCTATTTTGGCCAGAAGCGCCATAAATTGATATTTCATTGACTCTAGAAAGAAGAGTTACCTCTTCATCAAAATCAGAAGAATTATCTGGGAAAGCAGGTTGATACTCTGTATGAGTGCTGTTAGCAGAATAAGTTCCTCTTTCTTCAAAAGTACAAGTAGTAGCATTAAATACTAGATATGCTGGTTTAATGTTAGTGGTAGAATATGGGAAACTACTAAAAGCATTAATAACAGCTGTATTATTACTAATAACTGCCTTTATCTTACCATTAGCAAAGAAAGTTCCACTAGAATCATCAATTATCATAATGTTGTTAGTAGAATTATAACTCTTTAAAATTCCTGTAGCGTTATTAACAGTTGTAATAGCTGAATTGATAAATTTGTTTCCGCCAAGAGAATTTGCTACTGTTATAACTTCAGTATTAACAAACCCAAACCCATCAGTATAATAGCTACCAGAAACGATACCAACAACATTACCTACTTTTCCTGACGTAGATCCTGTTAAAATATCTCCAACAGAAATAGTATTAGACCCGCCTGTAGCATTATTAACAGTTAATCTATCAGAAGATACAACAGAGTCACCTATTCTAGCAAAATTATCAGCACCAGATTTCAGTTGTAAGAATTCTGTTGGTTTATTACCAAGAATTGCTGAACCAACACTTCCGATAGTGAACAGAGCTCTGTTGAATTTGATAGTCAAATCAACATCAGGAACAATATCATAGTTTAGATTATTATTTGTTGTATAAAGAGTTCCTGTTAGTTTACGAGAAGTAACCTGGCTGCCAGTTAATAGGTCTGTCTCTCCAAGTCTAGAAATATAAAAATATGTATCAGGATTCAACCCTTCGGTATGAATAACAAACGCATATTCTGTATCATTATATAAAAATACTGGAGATGGAAAGTCGATGACTGTAGAAGTCAAAGAAGCCGGATTAGCTACCAAATCATCAAAAGGGTTGAGATTAATACGAGCATCGTCTCTCTTTAACCATACCTCAGAATAAGGCACTTGGTTACGAGTTATTCCACCAGCAATCATTTCTCTGATTTCTACCCAGAATCCAAGAGTTGGATGCATTGATTCAATATAAACTTCTGCAGAAGTTAAGAATACGCCTTCTTCTCCTGGAGGAACGTCCACTTTGAACGAATACGCCATACAAGAAGGACCAGTTATTTCTGTAACCTGTTTCTTTCTAGTTTCAGTAACCACAGTCTCTTTGATTATTGGAATTTGCGTAGAAAGAATAGTATTTTGTTTTTGAGCAGAAATACCAATAGCAGTCCAATTAGCTTCTGAATAAGATGTAGCGTCGATAGAATTAGTAGGAGAATCAGTTATTTTAATTTCTTTAGTACCAACTCTAAATCTCTTACCATCAGTTGGAATACGAAGATAACATACAACCTGACCGAAATCGTCAGAAACTATAGTTTCTCCTTCTGAGCTGAAAAGAGTTGACGTGAGCACATCACCATTTTCAGGGACTAGTTTGTAGACAACATAACTTGACATATCTTCGCCGTCAAAGAATGTGTAGTATTTGGTTCTTGCTTTCAAACCTTTTACATAGATACTAATAACTTGTGGTCTTATATAAGGTTGAACGCTGACGTCAGTAACAAAATTACCAACGCTTTGTGTTTGCGTTGTAGAATCAATAGTTTTTGCAACGCCTGTTCTTGATTCTGTTGTTATAGTTTCAATTAATGCTCTATCATCGGTCGAAGAACCAAAAATAGTATATAATTGTCCGTTAGCCCTTCTTCGTGGAGTGCTTTTTGATGCTTGTAAAGCAGCAGCATAACTAGTATATGATCCTAGAAAATATTTTGGATCAGTCGGAACAACTCCAGAAGTGTCGTTCATATTTCTATCATACAGGTTATAACCTGTAGAATATGTTTGCCAAGAACCCCATTCTGTTGTCATAATAACTTCAGTAGGTCTTGTATCCCCGATAGTAAACAATTTGTCAACGGTGGTAGTATCGCACCAAGTATCGCCTGCAGGTGTTAATTCCATAACACCAATAAATCTGTAAATGCTCTGTTCGATATTTCTAATTGATGTTATAGCTTTTTGATCTACAAGAGCGGTTTCAGTATAAGGCAGAGTTAATAGGTTTCCAGTTTTCTGGACATTGGTATTGGCTATCAAACTATAACCAAAAGAATCCATGTTAAATACTGGTCTTATTACTTTTTCTTTTTTATCAACAGCAATGTTATAATCTGCGTTATCTGTCGCTCCCAAAGAATGATCAATAAACCCATCAACAAAGAAACCGTTTTTGAAACGATCAAGACCTTGATCGTCTAAAACCTTAAGATCCTTTGCTTGTTTTTCTAAAAGATTCAATGCATTATAATAATCTAGAGTATCAACTCGGTCTTTAATAAGACCGATATCTCTCATAGTATAACGTATATTTGCGATATTTGTTGATATACAAGTATCCTTTTGCGTTTTCAAAACTCTTGCAAGAGTTTCAGAAATAGAAGGATATGGTGCAATGTAAATATTTGACAGACCCATTAAATTACTTGGAACAAATGGTGTTCTAGGAAATTCTGCTGACTGACCTTTAACTACTGAGAATGTCCCATCTTTATCGATTACAACCACGTCTTTACGAGGCAAATAATACGAATAATCAACATACATTAAACTATCAGTAATAGGAATTCTTAGACCGTTTGAACCCGAACTTAATGTACCTGTATTGCTATAAGCAGGATTTGTAGTAGCTGCAGTTACAGTAGTCGCACTATCTGCAGTATTAGCTTTATATGGTCTAAAGTCTAGAGTGTCTCTTAGATTAAACTCGTAACCAGCAGAAGAAATATACTTTGGTATCTGATATGTAAAGATAGTTGTATTTGATGATTGTGTGTCATCAATAGGATAAGAGTCTACTGAAAAGAAACCAAATCCTGTTGAGAAATCAGAAACAAAGTGATCTAGTTTAATTAACAAATAATCGGTGTTTGCTAACGTTGTAGAAGACTTTGGTATAATTCTTGCATGATCATACAGATTATCCCTTTGACCATTATCAAAAACGAAATTATCTGTTACATCTTGACTAGTCGAACCCTCAGCAGTAAACGCTGATGTTTTTTTCCAAATATTACGAATCTTGTAAACGTCAGGTAGACCCAAATTAATTGCACTCTTCAATTGAGTTTTTGAGAAACCAGTGCAATTAATTTTTACATATCTATTAGGGTTTAAAGTTTTAGTAATTTCTACTGCAGAAGATCTAGTTACTGGATAAGTAACAGAAGCAGCAACTGTTCCTGTCTTACTATTATCTTCATGAAGACCAATAGAAAGAGTTGTGCCAGAAACTGTCGCCTCTCTGATAGAACCATCTGATCCTTTTGAGGTTAGATCAACAATATCACCAGCAAGATAAGATCTATAAATTGTATTACCTGCTCCAACAGAGCCTGATAAAGTTCCAACAACTTGAAGGCTAGTGGCGCTAACAGGGGTAGTATTAATAAAATAATAGTTACCATTGACTTTAATTCTATCACCAGCTTGCAATCTAGTAAAAGCAGTGCCAGAACCAGTTATAGTACTACCTGAACCTGAAACTGTTCCATCCAACACAATATCTGTATCAGTAGAAACAGAAAATATAATTTGTCTTTTTTCAGCAGCAGTTAGGGTTCCATCACCAAATCCAATGTCTTCATTAGGAGTAGAAACTGTTATTGAAACATTACCTCCTGATCCTGAACCAAAATTAATATTCTTACTTTCAGTTCTATAGAACGTGAATGTTGTATCTGGCGAACCTGATTCGCTTCTGATAGTTCTAGTATAATTTGATCCTATTGGAAACAATAATAGATTGTTATTATCACCATTAAATACAGCTCTAGTTACAGTGTCAATAGTAGTGGTTACGATATCAGCAAAAAATGTTGACGCTATACCAACTGCTCTGGCATCTGAAAGAGAACCAGAAGACATATTAATATCATATAGATATAATCTATATTGACAGCTTGGCGTTCCTATAACGCCAGATTCATAAACCATGGCTTTAACTCTAGCTGTACCTATAGCTGTTGTTAATGCAGTATTGTCTTTATCTTTATTAGATGTAAGTCTAGTCTCAGCAGTATTATATAAATTTACTACTGTTCCTTGATCTAAAGCTGGAACACCTGTTATCTGATTAATAAAGAAATAACCACCAGATCTTCCGCTTATAGTCTGTGAATTGATAAACTTATAATTTACAGCCTTATCAACAACGATATGTTTAGTTGACAGATTATTTACTTCATAACCCTTAACATAAGCTAGACCAGGATCAACTTCAATAGAAAGTTTATTTCCATCACCACCATTATTGGCAGTATAAAGACCCTCGTTTTCACCATTGTCTAGATGTTCTCTAGTTGTACAGTTTAAACCACGAACATAATAGTCTCCAGATTCGTCAAAAGTTCTTTTTGCGAATTCATCATATATGATGTTATACTGTGATCTTTCTCTATACTCTTCAATATTACCATCTCTAAGAGTTAGTAATAATACGAAATCCGGATCAGCGAAAGCAGCATCGTAATTTTTTACAGTCAGTACAGGGTCAAGAGAAAATCTATGCGCTCCAGGAGCGTTTTCGTTGTAAGACCCAAGAGCGTTATCTAACAGAGTTTCGTCTTGAAGATCAGTTATAAGATTTTCTTCAACTTTAAACCCAACAGCAGCTGTTGGTGTATTATCATATTTGTCTACAATAATTGTTTGTTTTGGAAAAGCTGCAAAAAACCCTTTAGTATATATAACACCAGAACCAATAGAAAATAGAGAACCAAACCCTGTTGGGCTGTCTGAAATTGTAGTCATAGTTAGAGCTGCGTTAGAAGAAGATATACACTGCTCATCTTCAACAAAAGCCCCAATAGCACCAACACCACCATCAGTATAACGTAGATAAAATACATGGAGGTCTAGATTTACATCATATTCGATTTTGGTCACAACAGCTTTTACGCCGTTTTTCTGACCAACTATGGTAGTATTTAAAAAAGAATCTATCGTATCGATATCGTCGACGATACATTTTACATACGGAACCTTTAATTGCAGATCAAACTGACCAGGAAGAACTATACTGCCATCTTTAAATACGTGTGTGCCAAATCGCTCAATCTGTTTCTGCAGAATAGTCTGCATTTGATTGAGTTCTCTTGCTTGTATTGCAGTAGAAGGTCTGAAAAGAATCTTATAAAAATTCTTAGATTCAACATAATCATCAAAATATGGAGAAATGCTGAAATTGGTATTAATTGGCATATAAAATGATCCTATAATTTACATCTGAATTATCAGTCTGAACGACTCAGTTTGAGTATTTGATCTTTCAACATTATTTATATTCTGAACATATAAAGGTCTAATCTCTTTATTATAAATGTCACCTCGAGTAACAAAAGAATTCGAAGTTGTAACATATGTTAAAGTATCATCTAATAGCCTTTCACCTTCTTCAAAAGACTTATCGCCTACAAATCCGATGTGAGATCCATTAGAAAATACAATTCTTCCTCTTGCACCACTAGATTCGCCCACAATCAAGTCATCATACGCAAAAGTAAAATTAGGGGATATAGAAGTTATAAATCTCTGGTCGAAAGTATTTGACCAGAATCTGCCTCCTCTGTCGCCATTTTCATCCATCACATATGGGTTTTTTATCAGAGCTATCTTATTATATGTTATATTAATAGGAATAGTGCTGTTAGTGTTATTAGCATATTTACCGAATTCTGTATTTGAGAAAGAAAATGCAATACATAATCCTCTCATATTTAATTCCGAAGCAGGATCAAATCCGTGACCACCGGGAGGAGGCACGATAGCATAAAGGTTTGCTCCTGAACCTACTGAACTGTCAATAGAAACTTCGGCTCTATTAATTCCCGAACCGATATCAAGCATCGTAACCGAAAATATAGAATTATTGTATGGATTTACTGTAGAATATGCTTTAGGATTAATACCATCTGTATTAAAAACAACTCTCGGACTTATCTTATAAAGAGTTGTACCTTCGATGATAATTTCAGAGTTTACTTCGCTATCAACTTTTATGAACCTTCCTTTACTATTAGCAACATATTGACTAATAGTTCTTAATTGAGAAGTGGTTTCACCAGTATTATAGATATATATTGCACTGTTTGTGTAAAACTCTGGAGTAGAAGATGCATTAGCACTAATTTGAACTAGAGTTGTGTTGACTACAGATTCCACAATTCCGCTATGATAGGTGTCATAATTAAAACCGCCGTTACTTACAACAACAACATCTATTCCAGAATAATTATTAGCTGTAGCTTTTACAGTAGCATTTTCAGGGCATGGTACATAATCCGAAGTCGCAAATTTATCATAATTTTTGCTCGAAATGGAAGTTATAAATCTCCACTTATAATTGTCTGGAAAGGTTGTAAATGTTACTAGAGAAGTAGGATCACCAACAGAACTTGGGTCAACAGTAGAAACAGAATTATTTGCATTATCGATACATTTATAGATGTTATAATTACCACCAACTATTCCTGGTTGGCATATAACATAAAAATTGTTCGTATCATTCATAGTTGTTGATTTGTCATCATATCGATCATATACCGTATTACCAGACCACATGTTTTTATCGATAATTGGTATTATATCGTTGTTTGATATTTTTTTACCAAAAATCATAGACCATATATGATAATTGGTTGAATAATCATCGCTCGTTACATCAGGGGCTGTTCCTGGATATTCTGTAGGGTTTGACGCTACAGCGTAATAATGAGAGGTGTTGGATATAATATTATCCAACATCTCATCCAAAACAACCTTTTTATATTCCGGAAGTATTTTTCCCAAAATTTATACTCCAATCGCTATCCAACGAACATTAGTAGAGGTAACATTAGCTGTTCTAATATTGGTGTTACCAAGGTTCATAGCTGTTACGCCTGCTTGATATGTAGCAGTAGCAGTATTACTGGTTGCAATTACCGAATACACTGCAGTAGAAAAAGCACTAGTAAACACAGCATTACCATCAGTGCTATTAGCAGATACCCAACCCCAGTTCATCTTTAGACCATTTGGTAAATGCGTATAACCGTTACCAGCTATAGTATAAGACCCAAGCCCTAAACCAGAGTTAGCTGTAATATTAACTGATGGTGTAGTAATAATGGTAGTGTTAACAATGACGTTAGCACCAACAGTAATTTTACCTGGTTCGACATTTGCTCTACCGGTACTAGTATTAGCAATAGTTAGAACACCGGCATCGATTGTTGTATTAGAAATAGTATTAGTTACTGCTATAGCTAACACGTTAATAGTGACATTCGCCGTTCCACCACCGATAGCCATTCTAGTTGGTAGAATTTTAGTATTACCTTGAGTATTGGCTAAATCTATAGATGTCTGTAAATGCACTACATTTTGTTGCGAGTTTCCTACAAATATTGAAGTAGTAGTCAATATAACATTAGCACCAACTTTTGCCGTAGTTGCTGATAAATTTGATGAAGTAGTGCCATCAGTAATATCAATTACAGCACTATTTGCTACAAATCTATTTCCAGCACTATTTCCTGCATAAAATCCTGCAGTGTTTGACATTGAACTGTTAATAGTAGAGTTACCTACTGAAACTGATGTAGTGAGAACTGCGTTGGTATATAACTCAGTGAAGTTCTCGTTAATTTTAATCATGGCGGTTCTTAGCGGATCGCCAGTACCGTCATTAGCTACTACGCCTACGTCTACTGTTTGTTTTGCCACTTTTTATTTCCTCTCTTAATAAGCTATAATATCTGAAGTTATATAACTGGTGTTGCTATCCGCTCTCAAATAACGATTTATATCTCCTGACGCATTATTAGACATGTCTGCCGAAACAACAATATAATCAGAAAGAATATAGGTATTGCTACTAACAACACTAACAGTATCTGCATCAACTGTTATTGTTGGTATATTTGTATACTGGTAGTAGTCATACACATAATCATCAACGGTTAATTCGTCCTCGTCGCATGTTATAAATGTTTCAGAAACAATTGTATATAGTGTAACAGGATCAGTGTTTGCTTCGTATTGTTCGTCAGCGACTAACTCTAGAAGAGTCTGATTCAAGTCTGTCTTTAGATATTTACCAAACAATTCGGATCCAGCCGAATGGAAGGTGTTATATAAAATGTCTTTGTATTCGGATAAAACTCTAGCAGTTCTTACTTCATATGAATAATCTTGATAATAATAACTGTCCTGAATGTATTTATCAGAATCTAAGAAACTTCTTGTTGTTGCCCAATAACCTCTAGCTATACCAGAACCTGATTTTTGGACTGTGCCTGAAATCTCAATCTGAGTATTAAATTCAGCAATTTCTGCTTCTAGAAAAGCCCCTTTACCATTTATAGTTTGAATAAAAATATCCGGAGGCTGTTCATAACCAGAGCCGCCATAAGTTATGGTGACTTCATTAATTACCCCATTAGCACCAGTTCTGACGAATCCTGCTGCAGGAGAACTAGGGTTTCCTCCAGCAAATACCAATTTTTCATTATTAGCATATCCTGAACCGCCGGAAACAATTGTAACTGTATCAGAGACAGAACCATACAAATATGCATTTATGTCTTCGCCATCAACATAGCCTATTCCAGAATCTAGAATTTTGACTGCTGTGATGGTGTTATTTCCAGAACTAGGAATAGCTGAAATAAATTCGTTTTTACCATTAATACCTTCTTCTGAAACCATAGGAGATTCATAAGTGGCAAAACTTGCAGGGACGATAACAGAAGTCATAGAGTAAAATGCATTGGCATTAGATGTGTAAGTTGTTGGCCCATATAATAATAATAAAGAGTTGTTCACAACTTGTCTTATCATTTGAGTTTCGCCAGTATTAGCATCAGCGCTATTTGCCTGAAGGTATACTGCATCATTATTAGCTAAAAATGTTGTAAATTGAGTTCCTGTGCCTGTTACTGCGCAAGCAAATGAGGTTTGTAAATTGGCACCAATACCTGAGGTTGTAGCAATAACAACATTAGGGTTTTGTGTTATAAAATTCGAACCTCTGTTTGTTATAGTAAAAGATAAAGCTCCGCCAGAACTATTAGTCGTAATAGTAGCTGTTGCGTTTGCACCAAAAGGATATTGAGTTAATGCTACATGACTATTATTAACAAAATTTATATAATAATTTCTATTACCTGTTAGACCTCTTACTGCTGTTCCGCCCTCAGGAACATAATACAAAACTTTGTCGCTTAACGAAAAAAAAGTATCAGCGTCAAAAAAGTAAATAGTATCATTTGTATTACTTACATTTAAACTGTTAGCATAAAATTCAAATTCAGCATTATTAGAAGACAGTATTAAAGCGTGCGTTTCTCCAGGACTAGATGTTCTGTTGTCTGTTATATTGACATTGGATCTTTGATTCAAAACGGTAATAACTTCGCCGTTTGAATATGAAGTAGATGTTAAGCTATTATCTTTAATATTATAGAGTTTTAAACTTTGAGGAGAATATTCTACATTACCAGCTAATGGTATGGATTTAATTAAAGATCTTGTAAATGTATTAGCTGGTAATGTATAATTATTACCGACTTTAATGCCTCTTAGAGAAAGTATTCTACCAAAAACATTAGTTTGATATGTTAAAGTTTGTTCTAAAGTTTCGTAAAGATTACCTGGAGAATTACCTGGAAATTCATAATTTAAATCGTCTAATGTAGTCGAAATAAACCCTGCTATGATATCAGTATTATAAGTTAAAGATCTTTTTGCATATAAAGATCTTATCTTGTAACTCCCACCAAAACCTGTTTTGTCATAAGGATTGTTGTATACAAAAGTAAGAGCATTAGCTGTATAACCAAAACCGCTTTTTTGAACTTTAAAATTCAAAACCCCTGTTGATTTTGCAACATCAAAAACTTTTAATAATCCCTCTTTACCATAAGAAATAATTTCATCAGTAAATGGGCTTTTATGGGCAATCTTAACAACATCACCAATTCTAAAATCCTGACCACCACTAGTAATAACTAAAGAATTTAGAGAACCTAAATTAACAGGAGTTTCATATGAAATATTTTCATTATCTATATCGCTTATAAGAAGTAAAGGTTCTCCTACGCTAAAATCTGCACCATTAGGTAAAATGTTTTTAATATAAACAATATTAACTATATCGTTATTATATGCTTTTTGAATATAACTTTCAACAGTAGCAGATGTTCCTGACATTTTACCAATAATTGTTTTACCAACAAAATCACCAATAACAGGCGTGTCAGTAATTTCCAAATATTTTGGTCTTATCCAGTTGCCATCAGAAACTCTTAATACATCATTACCTGGTAGATAAATTTCTACATCTTCGTTATAGATTAATCTAAACAAAAGTCTATAACATTGTATAGCGCCTTTTGAACGATAAACATCTAGAATGTGTTTTAGAAGAAATCTCTTATTAGATATGATATTGAAAGGAATACCGTAAAGATATTTTTTCTGGAAATATTCTAAGAATTTTTCTAAAGTGTTGTCAATATCTCTATAATCAAATAGAGATCTAGCCTCTCTTAGAGGGTTTCCTGTTTCTTCTAACCATTCATAATATGCTTTAACGAATAGAATAAAATTCGGGCCATCTTCCTCATAAAAACGAGGAAATTGGCTTTCAACAAAATTAGAAATATATTTTTCTGTTAAAAATTCCATTATCTTTTAGCTTCGATTACTTTTATGTCTACGTCTGTAGGATCTATGATAATGATATTATTCAATTTAGCATAAACATCAGAATCTTTATTATTTAAATATATTGAAATATAGTTTGCGTAATAATTGATAAGTATATTATTTAATTCGAAAGATCCAACATCATAATTTATAGTTCCTACTACAGTTAATGGTATAATTGATTTATTGGATCCAAATGTATATACTTTTATATTACCTTGCCCATCATCAGCAAAATAGCTGCTTTCATATAATTTTCCACCGTAATTATACACAAACTTTGAAGAAATTAACGAGGCGTGTTCAAAGTGAGTTTCATAGTTATTTAAATACAACTCTGTATGAGGCACTCCAACGTCAATTGTTGGAGTCTCATAAAACAAAGGATTACCAGTTTCAAACTTATAAGAAGTATCTCTGTTAAAAAGAGGATTAATTCTTTTAATAAACCTAATATGAGTTTGATTGCTTATAATAGTGGTTTCTGAATTGTCAATATCTGTAGTAATCTGACTATATCTTAAATCATTATTAAATTTTTCTAGAGTTTCAGAACTGTGTTTTAAAATTGTATTTAAAACTATATTCTTAATTTCTGAAAAAGATTTATTACTTGAGTATATGTCCTGTTGTACAACAGTATCTAATTTTATATAGATGTATTCTGGGTCAGATATGATAATTCTATTTGGTAAAGATATATACTCTAAAAGAAAATTAGATATTCTATTTTTTAAATATTCTGGAGTTATTGTCCCGATTACTGGTTTTAAACAGAGAATTACTCTTCCATATAGTTTTGGTTGAACTTCTTGACCACCATAAACAGTAACGTCAGAAATTTCTCCACCAAAATTATTTAAAACTAGTGCTGCGTAATCGTCAGATGAAACTGCTCTTTGTTGTGTTGCAAAATATCTTGGAGCAGAAAATTTTACAGAAGATAACGATTCTTGATTTGCGCCGGATCCAGAAGCTGAAACTGTTATTACTTCTGAAGAATCAGCTATACCCCCATTTACTGGCCCTAAATCGTCAGTAAGAGTAAAACTTTCAACTTCGTTACCATCAGATCCATTAGTAACGATATAATCAACATAAATTGTTGAATTATTCTTTGGTTTTCTTCCAAAGAAACCATCACCAAAAACGACTTCATATTTGTTACTTTCAGAGCCTTGTAAAAAGAAAACTTTCGAAGTATTATTTAAACCAAAAAGAGTTTCTGAAAACGTAAAATCTAGAGGGTTGACAAAATCATTATTTTCTATAACTTGAACCGATACGCTATTAACATCAATATTTTGATTTGATAACACAAATTTTTGATCTTCTATATCATTATCTACAACAAACGAATCTCTGAAGTAAGATCCTTCGTATATTTGTAGATTATCTACTGCATATACAGAGTTACTTGACGTATATGTGTTTATCTCGTTTGTTACGAAAGAAAAAGTTCCTTTAGAATTAGTTCCAAAAAATCTTGTTCCTTTTGGAACAGTAAATCCCCCTTCAATTCCAGAAGTTTCAACAGTAAAAGAAACGTTGGCGACAGAAGAATGAGAACTTCTAGGGAGATAATTTAGTTCTTTAGCATGAGAAACAACAGAATCATATTTCTGTGCTGAATCTAAAAACATTTCAGAGGCGACCATATTCAGGTAAAAAGAGTTCAAATATGAATTATACGCCATGACATCCAACAATACCGACATGTTAGAACCATCGAAATTATAATCTTTAAGGACTGACTGTGTCTTTAAGAATTCTTTGAAGTTGCCTTTTAAGGTATCAAAATCTAGAGAACTTAAATTTAATGAACTATTAGCTGCCATTTATCGAACTCTTTTTAGTAAAATGTTTAGAGTTATAGGTTCTGGGTTGTTTATCAGATTATATTTAATAACTATATTTATAGAGTTTTCATTAAGGCCATCTGGCTCCGCCATTACCTCTATTATTTGAGCTCTAGGTTCATTATATTTTACTGTATTTCTTATAAATTGATCAACTAAATCTAAATTTTCAGAAAGGTTGTGTTCGAACAATAAATTGTATATATCTGATCCTATGTTTGGTTGAAACAACCTTTCCCCTAAACTTGTTTTGATGAGATTTCGTAAAGATTGATTCACAGCATTTTCATTAACTACTCTACCAATTTGGTCCCCATATGGTGTTTTATCCATATCGTTTAAAAAATCAGAAAAGAATTCTTTCTGTTTTAGGGTGCCAGTTAATGTGTCTGCTCTTGTAATTGCCATTTATTTTCTCTTATGGTACTGTGAATGGAGGAGAAGAAG